CCAGACGGGCACGTCGTGGCCTTCGAGATCAATCCAGAGGCTCTCGAGTGTCTCGAGCACAACTGTCCTGAGGCGATTCTCGTGAAGGGAGGCCTCTCTGACCAGGAACGCCTGATTGGATACGCGCAGGCCCTCAACGCCGGAGCCGGACACGTCGTTGAGACCCCGGGTGAGATCCACCTGATCCCGCTTGATGCGATCAACCTCGAGAGATGCGACTTCATCAAGCTTGACATCGAGGGATGCGAGCTCGAGGCCCTTCACGGGGCCGTCGACACGATTCGCCGATGCCGCCCGTCCATGTGGATCGAGGTCAATGAGCACGCTCTCGAGAGGCGTGGCACCACGCCAGACCAGCTTCTTGAGTTCATCGGGTCTCTCGGCTACACGACGCGGTCGTTTCCGCCCGAGCGAGGCCTCCAGTATGACATCCTATGCATCCCGTCGCCGACATCCTGATCAGGACCTATCCCGGTGACTTCTGCTGGCTGTGGCACTGCCTTGACCAGATCAGGCGCCACGCCAGGGGATTTCGGAAGGTGCACATCGTGGTGCCAGAGGGAGACTCTGGTCCTCTTCGGCACCTGACCGAGGAGATCATCCATGAGTGTCCCCGCTATCATGATGACTACATCGGGCAGCAGATCACGAAGATGCTGGCCGACACGTTCACGGACGCAGATCTAATCATGCACATGGATTCGGACGTCATGCTGACCAGAGAGACGTCGCCCGAGGACTTCATGGAAGACGGCCGGGTCGTTCTGTTTCACGAGCCCTATGAAAAGACGGGCAGCCCGTGGCAGCCGGTCGTGGCCGAGATTCTTGGATGGGCCCCAGAACATGAATTCATGCGCCGTCATCCCTTCATGTATCCCAGGTGGCTCTACGGCGAGACGCGCCGGCTGATCGAGCAGATCCACGGGATGCCATTCGAGAAGTATGTCATCTCTCGTCCCCACCGGAGTTTCAGCGAATTCAACGTGCTCGGAGCCGTCGCATGGAAGTATTTTTACGGCCAGTTTGTCTGGCGTCTTCCGGAGCAGGGGCGGGTCCATGCCCGCCAGTTCTGGAGCTGGGGAGGAATCGACGCGGCGAGGGCCGAACTCGAGGAGACGCTGAAATGAGCCGCCTTCTCTACATTCTTCAGGTCTGGCACGGCGACGTCGACATGGCGACCGAGGTGGCAAGACTCCACGCCGAGATTACCGACGGAACCCCGTATCAGGACGTCGACGCCATGCTCGTCTACCGCAGGGACTGCCCGAGACCAAGAGAGCTTGAGGAACTGCTGGGCAAATCTTTTTCAGTTGTTCGTCCGTATCGGTCGAGGCGTCACGAGACCGGATTTCCAGCTGGTCCCAACGGCGTCTGGTGTGACATGATGCAGCACGTGGCGGCAATGCATCGGTCGAAAGAGTGGAAGTATGACTGCGTCCTGACGACCGAGGCTGACGCGGTTCCGCTCGTCCGCGACTGGCCGCAGAGGCTTCTTGCCGCCTGGGACCGGGCCGAGTCCATGGTGGCCGGATGTTGGCATCCGAACGGCGAACACCGGGTCGGGCACATCAACGGAAATGCCCTATTTGATCCGCTGACCGTGACGCTCGATCCTCGCCTCGCGGGGTGCAGCACGAGAGTCGCCTGGGACACCTACCTGGCAAACGTGTTTCATCAGCTCGGGTGGGAGGACATCTCGGAGATCAGAAATCTCTACCAGGCCCGGAACGTCGAGTCCTTTGTCTTTGAGCATCTCCTGAAGGACGACTGTGTGTGGCTGCACGGTGTCAAGGATTCGACCGCGCGCGACTGGGTGAGGCGACGCCTGGTTTCTTCGCAGAAAAAAAGCTTTTCCATTCTCTCTCAGCAGGGATAGCTTGCTCTTGCGATTGATCGCCGAAAGCGATCGGGGAGCCGCGGTCCAGCCGCTGCAAACAGGCCGCACACAGTCCTAACGTGCCGAGGACAGAGAGAACGACGACGCGTCTGAAGACACGTTGCCATTCAAACCTAAACCTCAGTTAGAAAGCACAAGCAATATGCCTAATGATTGTATTGATCTGTCGGCCGTACAGAATTTCGCGGCCAAGGACGTCAACCGTATTGTCGGCCAGATCGCAAAGGTCCTGGCTCGCAAGAGTCCGTATATGAACGTCCTCAAGGGCGGAACCATTCCGAATGTCTCGGATGTCGTCCGCTCAGTCGTGCAGGAACGCGCCGTGATGAACGCATCGCTCTCAGAGCCCTCGTTCACCAACGACGTCGAACTCTGCGGTGTCGGCGCCGACCCGGATGAAGTCGGCTCGACCGAATACCAATATCAGCTGCAGTCCCTCCGTGGCCGCGGTCCTCGCGTCTGCGTGAAGACCAGTCGCACCGCGTTCAAGGGCGCCTATCTCCAGGCCCAGATGGCCCTGGAAAAGGGAATCCTGCAGATCATGAACTCCGACATCCGTGCCACGCTCCTGCGTCGCTCCGGTGTCAAGTTCGTCGCCAAGAAGGGCGTCTCCTTTGACAATCTTGTCACCGGCGATTCCCAGCAGATCGACACTCCGTTCTACAACTCGCTGCCCGACGCGCAGATGAACTTCCGCACGCTCTACAAGCTCGGAACTCTCCTGCGTGAGGATCTCCTCGCGGAGCCCTTCGGCACCGAGCGCGGTGACTTCTTCATGGTGATCGCCTCGATCGACCAGATTGAAGCCTTCCGCAACGACGCAGACGTCAAGGAAGACCTGCTCTATGTCACGGCCGGTTCGTTCCGCCTCGGCAATGAGGCCCTCACGGGTTACTCGTTCCAGGGGTATCGCGGATTCGCCCTCGGCGTCGACAGCCAGCCTCTGCGCTTCAACGCCCTCAACGGCAGCGGTCAGCCCATCCTGATCGAGCCTGAAATCGGCGTGTCCGTCACCAACGGCAAGGGTTCTCGTCGCAACCCCGCGTGGGTCTCGGCGCAGTATGAGATCGGCTTCCTCGTTGCCGGCGACAGCTTCTCGCGGCTCACGCCCGAGCGCTACACCGGCGAGGGATCGTTCAAGTTCGCGCCTCAGCTCCACATGGGCGAGCTCGAATGGGTCGCGCAGCGTGACAACGACTGCAACCTGTTCCTCGACTACGGGCAGCACATCTACCAGATCAGCCGGGCATACCAGCCGATCCGGCCGCATGCCGTGGTGCCCTTCGCCTACAAGCGCTGCACCTTCGACACCGGCCTCGAGACCTGCCTGACCAGTTCAACGGGACTCTAATCTGGTTCGATACATCGGGGAGGGGGTCAGCGGGCAAGCAGTGGGAAGCCCCCTCTCCGATAATCGACCCAGAAAAGAAACCTGAGACATGTTCAAGGACTCCAGCCTAGATCCGTCGGTCTATCTTCCCGGCGCCACAACCATTCGTGACTACGCGACTGGTCTCGAGGGTCGGCAGTCCTTCGTCCGTCGCAGTAATCTCAGGTCAGACAGTCCCCCGACTCCGTCTGACGATGCCAATGCCGGCTATCGCCGAGGTTCTGTTTGGCTTCAGGACTACCAGCAGACCCAGATCGTATGGATGTGCATGGATTCTACACCGGGAGATGCACAGTGGGCGGCATTTGCATATGGCCAGCCGGCACTCACCTTTCCCTTCGACATGGGGTTTGTTGCTGATCAGATTCTCTTTTTCATGTATGATCTGGGCTCGGTGGGATATAATTAAAAGCATCAGAATATGGCAAGCCAACTACAACTCAGACGCGGAACGACGGCGCAGCATGCGGTTTTCACAGGAGCACCCGGCGAGGTCACGGTTGATACCGACAAGAAGGTCCCGGTGGTTCATGATGGAGCAACTGTCGGGGGATTTCCTGTTGAGGGTCTGCAAGGCAAGCCCGCGGGAGGCGGGCTTGCGGGCACATATCCTAATCCAACGATAGCTCCCATTGTTGCTACTGGGTCTACTACAGCAAGAACTTTAGCTAACAGATTTGCCGAAACAGTAAACGTCAAAGACTTTGGGGCCGCAGGCGATGGCGTGGCTGATGATACAGCGGCAATCAATGCCGCAGCGGCATATCTTACTTCTATCGGTGGCGGAGTTCTTTATTTTCCACGAGGAACCTATCTGAAAGATGCAAATTTCACCTACCACACAAATGTTTCTTTTGTTGGAGAAGATAAAACAAGTGTCACGGTAAAAGCTCGGGCAGCAACCGCGGATGGCAGTGGCGCTCTTTTAAATAGCGTGGGCAACAACTTGACAATTTCCAACATAACATTTGATTGCAATTGGCAGACTTTGAGGGCTTACGGCAAGATTATTGGTGCTATGAATTTAGACGGAAATAATTGCACTGTAAAAAAATGCAGGGTGATTCAATTTGGAGGAAGCGGAAAAGCTTTAGTAGAATCATTTCCTATTGTTATTCGCGGAAGAAATGCAATTATCCGAGATAATGTTGTGGAACTTCCCGTTGTTGGGATTGGGGCAGTATTTACGGGCAGCATTAATGGAACAACACTAACGGTCACAAGCATCACTTCTGGAACAATCGGCATCAATAAAATCGGAGAATTGCTATTAAGCAGCGGGTCTATTTTGGAAGGAACTTTGATCACGGCACAAATTTCTGGAACCGCTGGCGGCGTTGGGACATATACAGTCAATCAATCGCAGAATCAGCCTTCTGCCACATTAAGACAGACTGAACAGGGAACCTACGCTACCTATATCAGCCTTTTTGGAACAAGCACCCAGCAACAAGTTCGATCCGTTGCCTCATCAGATGCCTCTAACAATACGCTCAGTGTTGGATTTCCTTATTTTCAAAATGGACACCAAGTAAGATTTCTATCGATAACTGGAGGTTCTCCGTTTGCAATAGATACCACATATTATGTTGTCGGCGTAAACGGAAATAACTTTCAACTATCTTTAACGCCTAATGGTTCTCCAATAGATTTTACCACAATTACTGCCGCCGTGATTGGGAGAATTGATGGAGGGGGAAATGCTTGGATTCAAAACAATTCAGTTGTTGGGTCTTATCCAGAAGGAACGGCCACAAACTATAATCAGCCAAATCAGTTTTATGAAGGAAGCATGGGGATTATCGCCGGAGGAACTTTTGATACTCTGTATGTGCAAAATAATCACATTGTAAATATTGGCGCTGGATTCAATGGTGATAGCTGGAATAACGGAAATCTCATTATTGAGAGTAATTATTTCAGGAATTGTCAGAGATCAATAAATATAACATTTGGTGATGCTGGAGATGGTGGTCTTGGAGTTTTAAGGCGTCTTGACAATCTTCGTGTCCACAACAACACCTTCAGACAATCTATCAATAACATTATTGGTGGTGTTGCTGGAAGATTCACATATGTCAACAATGTTTTTGTTACAAGCAATTATCTCGATACTTATGATGGAACCGCTGGCCCAGAACTTGGTTGGTATGTTTCGCGTGCAAAACAAGCAGTTTTTAAGGATAATGTAATCCACACAAACATTCAATTTAATGGCAATGAATTTGGGCCAAACGTGGATTCTTGGGTTTCTGAAAACAACACAGATCAGAATGGAATACAAAGATTTGAATACTGTCGGAACGCAAGATCTTGCATTGTTCGTGGAAACAAGTCTGTTTTGCTGAATGGACTCGAGTTGACTAGAGCCTTGTTGGCCGCAAAAGGGGCCAACCCAAACTATGTCGAAAAATCTGCAACCAACAGATTCGCGGTATATGTTGATGCTGGAGAATATGATATTTCTGCTGGAACCAGTAACACTGGTGAAGACGTTGCTGGAAATTTTAATGTGATAGATGGAGTAGATATTGTTGGTCTCTGTTCGCCAGATAGCATTCGCATTAAAAATTCACAATCATATACTTTCAATATTTCATCTCAATCTGACTATATCACTTTCAAAAACATAACAATTGTTGGAGCGACTGGGCGTGTGGCATTGCAGCAATCTAACGGAATTGGCATTGTCTTTGAAAATATTATTTTTGAAAAAGAGGGATCTGGCACAATTGTGGCAAGCGGAGCTTGGACGCATAGAGCGAAATTTATTCGCTGTTTTTCGGCGCATCCATTTTATGGTTCAAATACTCAGGGGGTGTTTGGCGGAGAGTGTTATGAGTGCCAATGGCTCGGAGGATTTAGCGCTCAAGGTCTTCCTGGGACTAATGCCATATTCAAAGACACGACCATTGTTGGTAGACTGTTTAATTTGACTGAGGCAGCTAACGTCACAATTGAAAATTGCAGAATTTATGCTCCGTCTGGAGAGACAAATCCAAACATTCTTTTAAGTTCTAATTGTTTAATAACAAACACAACATTTAAAAACACAAGGCTGGTATTTTCTGGATCAGGTAACGAGGTTTACAATTGCATCTTTAATATGGATGCCGCGCAAGACAGATGTATTGCCGAAGCTTCTGGCCAAACCGCCGCTGTCAAGATATTTAATGTCGGCTCAAATAAACCAGTTGACACAAATCTGACGATTACCTCGCTAGATCAATACAACTTAACCAATGTTCTTTCGGGCACAGGCGCACCCAGTGCGACCGCGCCCAATGGTTCTATATATCTTAGAACTGACGGCGATGCTTCTAGCACCGTATATGTGAGAGCGGGAGATCAATGGAGACCACTTGGAGCTTATGAACCTTAAAAATATACTTTTAGCATTGCTGGCGATGTCTTCATCGCTTTTGGGACAGACCATCGCCACAAACACCAATGACTTGACGGTTCCTTGGTCTACTTCGTTTTCGGGATTTCAGGGCATAACCAACGCGAGCAAGGCGTTTCGGGTGACAGCATCCAATCTCACGACCAACATCACGGTGGCTCTTTCCGACTCTACAAACTGGCAAGTATCGACGAACAACACCGCCTTCACCAATACCCTGTCAATGGCGAGCAATTCCTCCAACGCCCTCTTGTGGGTGAGGATGAGCGGATCAAATGTCGGGACATTCACCAACACGGTGACGCTCACGAGCGCGGGCGCAAATACCAACACGACTACTGTCACGGGAACTGTGGCTGCCTCGTTGGCCTCAGTCATGTATGATCGGGCCACGGCGATCGTGACACGCCCGACCAACATGGGAATCACGACAAACATCACTTTTGTCGCGGGAACAAACACCAACGTCGTCTCAATCACAAACGGAATCATCCGCGGCTGGACTCAATGAAAAATCTGGCGGCAGTCGCGATTCTTTTTCTTGCGGCCTGCACCTCGACTCCAAAGAACCCGGAGCGCGAGGTCGAGCGGCAGGTCAACGCCTGTCTCCCGGCCGCCATCACGATGCGCGAGGGGTTGACCAGGAGCGGCGTGTGGTCCGAAGTGCTGGTCGTTCACTGGACTGAAAATCAGAGGCCACGCGGGCATGCCTATGCCGTCTATCTCTATCCGCCGGCCAAAAACCAGCTATGGGCCTATGACCGCGACTGGGGAAGCACCAGAGTCCGCGCCTACAGGGACGATCCCCGCGCCGTCGCCTGGGCGGCAAACACCAGCCGAAACCTCTACGGGCCGATCACCTCGGCCGAATACCTGAAATGATCTTCGAGGCAAAACTAGCGGCCGGAAGCATTCTTGCCGGCGTCACCGGGCTCTTCGCCACGAGCACCCCGACATTCGATCTCGGCTGGCTGAGACCCGTCGTGGAACTCGGGAGTTTTGGAATCATCGCCTTCGCGGCAGTGTATGTCCTCATGAGAGTGGCCCCGGAATTCATCCGACACCTCGACAAGTCACGCGACGCCTTCATCGCAGAACTGCGAGACGAGCGCGTCGTCCGAGAGCGCCACTTCACGGCCATCAATTCTGATCTCCACAGCATCGACAAGTCCATCCAGTCTCTCGAGAAGTCCGTGACCCAGCACCTCAGGCCATGAGCGTCCTAGACACCGCCGAATACCGCCGCCTGGCACTCCTGGCGGCCGGGGTCGACCCGTCTCAGATTCCGGCCATCCTCGACACCGCCACCTGGCGCCGTCTCATGATCGCGGCCCTCGTGGCCATCTCAGAGGGAGGAGGTGGCGGCGGAGCCGGATACGTCAACGGGTCTGTCCAGTTCTACGCCGATCTCCCGGTCACCGTCGGGACCCCGCCCGTCAACACCGCCTACCTCGTTCGCGAGGACTCCGGCGTCTGGTTCATCAATCGGAAGCCCGCCGGCATCTATGTCAGGCTCTTTAACAACGGGACCCTGGCCGACTGGGACTATGCCGGAGAGTTCCCCTCGGTCAACGACAGCCAGTATTTCAGGATCTACGACACGGCAGATCCCACGAAGGAACTTGCCTTCGATGTCTCTGGAATATCTTCCGGGACCACCAGAACCCTCGATGCGCCGAATCGTGACGGAAGAATCGCCGTCTCCGACTACCGCCTCCTGAGCGCCAACGCGAACGCCGTCACCGGAGACAAAGTTGCCGCCGACACCACAGCCGGAGCCTTCACCCTCACGCTGCCCGCGACCCCGTCGAATGGCGACACAGTCACCGTCCTCGACTACGCAGGAACCTTCGACACCAACAACCTCACCATCGCCCGCAACGGATCGAACATCGAATCCTTGGCCGAGAATATGACCTGCGAGGTCGAAGATGCGGCCTTCACGCTGGTCTATGTCGGCTCCACGGTGGGGTGGAAAGTCGTGCCTTATTTCGGGAATGGCGGTAAGTCGGATTTCAACGATGCCGATTTCCGGCTGTTCGACAACGGCGACAGCTCCAAGAATCTAGCCTTCCAACTCTCCGGCATCAGCGCCGGCCAGACCTGCACGCTCACCGTCCCCGATAGCTCCGGAACCA